GGAAGGAATGCCCGATCCTAGTGGTTCTGGTGGTACCGTCCCGCCCGAACCAATCCCGCCCGAACCAATCCCGCCCACGGGCGACGCTACAAGTATGTTCTTGCCCACGGACATCCCGCGCAATCCCAGCGAAGCCGATAGCAATTCTGTTGAACTCGGGATGAAATTCTCAGCTTCAAAAGCTGGACAGATAACCGGTGTGCGGTTCTACAAGGGCGCTGGCAACACTGGTAACCATTCGGGTTCGCTCTGGTCTTCGACAGGGATGCGGCTGGCGAATGTAAGCTTTACCGGTGAGACTGACACCGGTTGGCAGGAGATGCAGTTTGCACAACCTGTTGCCATTACGGCCAATACCCAGTATGTGATCAGCTATCACAGCGGTGGGCGTTACGCATCCGATCAGAACTATTTTGCTCAAGCCAAAACGAACGCGCCATTGAGCACACCGGTTAATGCTGGGGTCTTCAAATACAGCACTAGTCCGGTGTTTCCAACCGAAACGTGGAACGCTACCAACTATTGGGTTGATGTGGTGTACGCCCCTACGGGTGACGGGCCGCCCCCGGTAACGGCCGCCCCGGTTATTATGCTCTCGGCGCGTGCAACGCGAGGGCAGGCATTTACCTACACGGTGGTAGCTTCAAACACACCAGGAAGCTTCACGGCGACCGGGCTTCCCCCCGGTCTCGCAATCAATGGTACCACTGGTGTAATTTCTGGAACGCCAACGGCAACAGGAACATCAGACATCGCAATCACGGCCACGAATTCAAAGGGTTCGGACACTGAAGTGCTGCGCTTGACAGTGCAGTAACTTATGTCGTTTGCTCCATTTTCCGTGTCGGATTTGTTCCTCCTCCGGCATGGATTAGGAGCGGGCCGCCCTACCGGATGACCTAGGTTGACAACCTTATCCGTGGGCGGTCCGTCTTCAGTTTATCCCCGCGTGTGTGGGGAACACATCGTGTTTGATAATGTGGTTCAGCCCACGACCGGTTCATCCCCGCAGGTGCGGGGAACTCTACATCAAAGCTTTGAGGTTGATGTTAGTCTCACCACAAGCGAGAAGCACCGCCGCCACCGTGGCGAATTGTGGTCTCTTGGTCCGGCCTTGGATCCAGTTATTGATTGTGGTGTAGGCGACACCGCTAGCTTCAGCTACCGCATAAACACCGCCATTATTTTGGACGAGGGTACGCACATAGTCTATGACCGGGTCTTTGTCTATGAAGTTGTATGACTTATAGACAGCTAATGTGCGTGATGGGGTTGGCTGGTTATGCACCAGTTTCAAGTTACCGCGCGCGGACATAAGCACCATTCCCTAACCGGGTTATCAGCTTGCGACGGAGTAAATAACCGATAGCACTATAGACGGCTTTATGCCGTCCAAGGCCATTGGCAATATCAACAGGAAAAAGGGGTTGATCACTCATCTTACGCAGGACTAAGTCTGGAATACCGCCCGGTTGGGGTCGATACCCATTTTTGAATGTAATCGGTGGGTTGCTGGTTGCAACCGGTGGGAGTTGCTCTGCATCCTCTTGTAGGAGCGGTACTGCTTTGAGCTTATCCACTCCGACCAATTGCGCCCAATCAGGTAGTTCGAGAATAAAGTCTCCTACCCGATGGCTCGGCACTCGTACTCGTACATCTAGGTATTTCATCTTGGTAGCCCCTTTCAGGTTGCTTACCAAAATAATATACACCTAGCGCTAGTGTGTGTAAAGGGTTATTTAGCCTTCTACGCGCTCCTCTTGTACTGCCGGTTCTTTTTGAGCTGTCTGGTCTAGCGAAGGTGCATCCTCTGTAGGCCACTCATAGTTCTCATAAAACCAGTCATGCCACTTCAGATACAGATGCCTTACACCGGCGCGGGTCATACCAATCTCTGCCCCAAGCTGTGCCAGCGTCTTCTTCTCAATATCACGCCCCCCAATGATATCAAAAATAACCTCAGGTCTACGCGGTGCCCCATGCGGCTTCCTGATTTTTTTACCTTGGTTGTGTGTCATACTCATGGTTACACGACTCCTGTTGTACACTCTATATATAGTGTATACTATTATGACTTGCAATATTATATGAGCCACTCTTTAAATAGGTCCCCTTGCAAGGTTGCTGCCATATCCATTTTCTTGCGTAGGGTACTGATAAGCTTGTCATCCATGGTCCCCTTAGCTCGTATGTCGATGTAGGTGACATACTTGGTTTGCCCTATACGGTGTGCCCGGTCCTCACTTTGTTGCCGGTCCTCATTGTCAAACGAGTTGGCATAGTAGATAACCAAGTTGCACGCAGTCCAGGTATTGCCGAACTTGCCGACACTTTGGTTACTCACTATAAACCTGCACGCATCGTCATTTTGGATACGCTGGCGCGCCTCCAACCGGTTAGATAGGGTCGTTTCGCCCCAGTAGCCTACAACTGCATCTTCACCAAACTCCTCTGCTAAGCGGTCCCTTATCTTACGTAACGTGTACGGATACGGTGCCCATATTATAGCCTTGCCAGTGTGTTTACGCAAAATGTCCACAACGGCGTCTGTTCTCGTTTCTGGTATCTCCGCTAACCCTCCATCCTCCTTACGGACATGCCCGCATAAGATATGTTGCATCTTACTTAATTGGTCCAGCTTTATCGTTGCGGTACTATAAACCCCTTTCATCAATTCAGCCATTGCAATATTTTTCATTTGATTATAAATGCGGGCTTGGTCAGTCGTTAACTCCACATCCCAGAACTGATATACCTTGGGCGGCAAGTCCAGCACTTGGTCCTTAGTGACCCGGTAGCTGGACTTCATTATTTTAGCATGTAACTCATCAAGGTTTCTGTACCCTTGCACCACGGATACCGGTCTAGCTGCCTCTCCACGTTGCCCTGTCGGTCTGAAATCTACCTGCTCCAATATCGCATACCGGTTTCTAAAAGCCCAGAAGCTTCTCTGCCCTATAATCCTCCAATCTAAGAAGTAATACTGTGTGTATAAATCCAAAGCATTCTCCGGAGCAACCAACCCGGTTAAAATCCGCCTCGCCACAAACTTATGTGCGATCTCAAGTAAGAATTTGGTTCTCTTGGCAGACTCATGGGCAATGGTTGTTGATTCATCAATTACACCAATAACACGATGACCGTGAATGAACTTGAGTAGGTAATCTCGTGCTTTACCTGGGCGATTTAATGCTTCAATGTTCATACACATAAACCGTGGACCCTTAGCATAGAGCAAATTATCCAAAGCTAGTTGATTCGCAGCACTCCCACCGGTTATCCACGGGACGATATGGATCCGTGGCAAGCTTTCAGGTTCAATCCATTTCGTTAACTCACCTGGTTCTTCTTCTGTACCTACCCAATTTAGATATGCTCCTTTCGGAGCAATCACAACTAGGTCGTCTGCAAGACCATGGTTTACACGGGCAAACCAGTCCTCTATAATAGGACGTGACTTGCCGGTGCCCATCTCCATTAACAGAGCGTAATTTTCATGGGTCCAAAGTCGTCTAACAGCTTCTTCCTGATGTTGATACATTGGCTGCATCGGTATTGCGCCCTTTACCTTATAGCCATTACTGGATATATTGTAGCACACTTGCTTTACGAAGTAAAGGCTTTATTTTGCAGGATTAAACCTATCTCATTAAAATTCCATCGACTCGGCCCTCCCTCCCAAACCCAAGCAGCCACACCAGTTAAGCCATTATCGTGTAGCGCTTCAGCTTGGTCCCCTCCCATAAGCCATAATTCATCTGCACCATCCTTGTGCGTGCGACGCACACCGATAAAAGCGTTGCCACCATAGCGACATCGTTTCATTAGCCATGCCACTTGCAGAGGTTTAATCTGGACGTAGAAAACGTGAGTCTGCTTGAACTCTATCCATCCTTGGATGCCGGTGGGTGTACAGAACTCATTATCAGGAATCCCCCCTGCTATGGCCCCCACTTCGATTGTAGACCAGTGATAATGAGAGAGCTTAGTCCGAAATATAGACCTCAGCCCTCCATCCTTAGCCACCGCTCAGTACCGAATCTAATGTATAGGCAAGATCAGGATCAAGCCTAGACTGATTCCTAAGCCAAACCAGATAGTCACAAGGAATCTGGTTAAACGCTTTGCCTTTATGTTTCCCAAAAGGCATAGTCCTCAACTTTTGCACATTCCAACTAATCTTTACCAACTCTTCTGGCGAATGCTTCTCCAGCATTTTCCGCACAATACCGGTTGTCGTCGCGACATCGTACAGAGCCTGATGTGGCATTCGTACTTTAACCGGAGTGTTAGAGAGGTCGGGTTTGATACCGAAGTAATAGCGGAGAACCTGATTGCTATGTCCAGGAGCCTCAGGCCAAATCCTCTTACTTACCCGATAAGTGCATATCCACGGGTTAGTGATCCCCGGGAGAAACTCCCGATCAAAAGCCACGTTATGAGCAACAAGGATAGAGTCAGGCTCAATCGCATCCACCAAATCTGCAAGCACCTTCTCCTTTGGTAATGCCCCATACGTGGATGTCAGCATGGCTGGGACGATATGATTTGATGCCTGCGCACAAGGATTCAGTGGACCAGTATATTGCACATAGTTTTCATAGCTCGACACAACTTCCCAGTTTGGAGCTTGAAGCACCATCCAAGCAAGTTCGAGCAGTTGCCCACCGTTTTCCGGTAGGTCAGACGTTTCTGTATCAACCACGATTAGCTTCATAGAGAATTCTCATTGGAGGTGAGAAAAAAGCCCCATTAAGTTTGACCCTAATGGGGAGTTCCTTCGTCGGACTAGGCGGCAGTGGGTGGCTCTGCCTCAAGCACTTCTTCAGCCTTTGGTTTACTCTTTCGCGGCTTTTTCTCCTTCGGAGGAGGTGGCGGCGGAACATCAACAACGGTCGGGCCGACGTAGATTAGACAACGACTCGGATCAGTATCCCACCGGATATCATTCCAAACCTCACCAACTGTCCGGTTGAAAGGTTCCGTTGTCATAATGGCGATGTATTCCTTGATTGTCATGCCGGTCTCATAGGCATTGAACCGCATGGCGGATGCACCACTCTTCGCATCCGGCTTCAGCACCGTGATGACAGAGTTTTCATCAAAGCGTGGCAAACGTGGACGCTTGACTTTGGTTTCTGTCGGCTCTTCCGGTACGTAAGCCTCGGTATGATCCTGGCCGTTGGTGGCTTGCACTTCCATATGCGTTTCCTGAGTTGGAGTTGGTGTGTGAGATGCTTCTGCAGTGACCGAGTTGGGTTTAACTCTGGGGGTTCGCTTTCTACCATTTACTACAGCCGCATCTGGCGTCTGGGTCATTAGTTGTCCTCCGTTAAAGCTTACGATGTAGTATACGGTCTGTCGTACAGAAATACAAGTAGGACGACATATTTATTTTTTGAGATCCCCCCAACTGTTGCCTAACTTTGTATCAGTCAACATTGGGATAGTTATTTGCGGCATAGCGTCTTCCATAATCTTAGCACAAACCCTAGCGTCTTCGGGCTTCTGCCAGCTAAACCCTAATTCATCATGAATTTGTAGCAGAATTCCATACCCAGCACCGTGTATATCGACCATGGCTTTCTTGATCTGTCGCGCGGCGCTGCCTTGGATAAACCGGTTAAAGGCTTTGTGTGTGAAGGCTCGCTTTAGTCGTTCGCTGTACCATGGGTGTGACTCGTCACGAATCCGCACCATTGCATCTTCAATGGGGCAGGGTAGAACATTAATGGCACCATTTTTATCTTTATACTCAGACTCTTTATTGAAGTCTCGGTATATAGGTTCCCACAGATTGAAGTGGTTGCGAGCACCATCGAGCATCACGATATAGCCATTTCTCGCCGCATAGCGCGAATACCAATCAGCCACCTCTTTAACAAATGGTAGCTCTTTATCGTATTGTTCCATCGTAGCCTTAGCCTCCGTCTCGTCCATACCGGTCATTAGTGCAAACTTCGCTACACCGGCCCCATATGACTTAGCAAAGTTGACATCCTTGGCACGACGACGCTGTAGGCGTGTGATCTCCGAGACGTAGTTGTGAAAATCTGTATCGGGGTTGGATCGATACATATCGGCTGCACGTTTGGCACCTTGACAGTTTTGCAGTTCAGCAGCAAACACGATTAACCGGTATTCTTGCTGACGATAGTCGATGCTCCCCCAGAATTCTCCTTCCTCGGGTAAAAAACAAGACCGTATCAGTGCAGCATATTCATCATCACGGCTAGGCATCTGTTGCAACGGCGGGTCCGCATACGAAAACCGGTGTGAGCGCGCTCCGCCGGTTTCACTGCGAAACTGATTCACTGATGGATAGACGCGGCCTTTGTGCGCGTAGTCCAGAATAAACTTCTGTAGAAACTTATCTGCCAAATCATATTGGTGTTTGATTTTGTAACATGCCCGTGGGAACCAATCCTTATGATTCGCCATGAACGTCTTTTCAAAAGAAGCTTGCCCATCCTTGAACGTGGCAGACTTCTGAGTGCGCGGATACCAAAGACCTCGCTTTTCAAACTGGATTTGCATCCAACGGGAACGACGCAACTCGTTGATTGTAACGCGCTCTCCAATGGCACTGCTCAAATCAGCAAGTTCAGCCTCACACTTTTTAACGATGTCCTCTACCAACCGGTTAGTCCGGATGGAGTCAACACGGATACCGCGTTGTTTCATTGCCAACGTGATCGGCATTAAATCACGCTCTACTTGATATGCCGTGTTCAGGTTTTCTGCGGTTAAGAGTGGTCGTAGCGTGTTCGCAAGAGCAAGTGTGCTCCCTGCGTCTTGCTCTGCATATGGGCCGACATATTGAGGTGGAAGTTCATGAATAAATTTTTTTACATCCTCCCTCTTAACCTTACGAATAGCAGCAGCTTCATACAACCCGGTTTCATCTTTGCCTGCCAAACCTTGCCAATGGCACAGGTCGTCTAATGCATAAGATGGTCTGTTTTCATCTAGCATGGACGCCATAGCGGCCGTATCGTCTAACAATTTGGGTGGTGCTACATTAAACTCAGCATTTATCCATCCCCAATCATAAGCGAAATTATGGAACACAAACCGGGTGTGATCTTGCCGCGCCAAAGCGCGTATCCATCGTTGGACAAGTGCATGGTCGAAATATTTGCGTCTTTCGTGTATTAATGGGATATAAATAGTCTGATCGCGCCAAGCAACCGATATGCCG